TGAACTGTATATGCTCCTGAAGTTGAATTTCTTAAAATATAAAAAGTTTGAACATCTAAAGGTATTGTTACAATTTGATTTCCTGTAATTGTACCTGTGAAATCAATCATTCTATGTGCAAGTTCTGCACCTGTTGCTCCATCAGATACAGATAAAGTAGTTGTCTGTGCGCCACCTGCTATTGATTTTGCTATAAAACCACCAGATATTTGTTCTATGAGTTGTAAATTTGTATTAGTTTTTGTTCCCCAAGTTCCAGCATTTTCACCGGTTGCCTGAAGTTCAACACCTAAAGGTGTAAATGTTGATGCCATAAATTTTATCTCCTATGCAGCGTCACTATAACTTGTATTTGATCCAGTTGCAACATCCGAATATGTATCATTCGATCCAGTTGAGACATTACTATAAGACGTATTTGAACCAGTGTCAACATCGCCGTATGCGAATATATTAACTGTTCCTATGCTAGATGTTACTGATTGCCCCGTTAATCCTACTTGAATATCAACTAAAGAAATAGACCCTACACTAGCACTAAAAGATTGACCTGTTAATCCTAGACCTTCTTCTATTGTTAAAGAGCCTACAGATGCTGTAGCTGATAGACCAGTTGGTTGAGCAAGAGCTCCTCCTAATCCAACTATAGATCCTAAACTAAATGTAGCTGAAACACCTGATACTTGAACTGTATCATTTGGTATTATGAGACTACCAACACTAGCAGTAAATGATTGACCTGTTAGTGTTGCCTCTTGTGAAGATATACCTTGTGCAGTTCCTTGACTAAATGTTGCCGATACACCAGAAAGAATTGCTGTTTCGTTAGGTGCTTTTGCAGTTCCTTGACTAGCGGTAAACTCTTGACCCGTTAAGCCAACAGTCATATCATTGACAGTTGGAGATCCAATAGAAGTTGTTGCAGATTGGCCCGTTAATCCTACCTGCATATCTACTACAGATACAGAACCAATTGAAAAAGTAGCTGATATTCCCTCTACCATAACAGGGATAAAAGCTTCACCTTGTGATGATGTTATTTCAAAACTTGTAGGTGTAATTATTTGATCAGGTACATCAACTGAACCAACACTAGCTGTGATTGATAAACCAGTTGGAAGTGCAATTGCATCTTTAAGTTCGCCCCATTCACCATCACTCCAAGCTTGTGCACCCCAACCTGTTTTTAAAGTTGTAGATTCACTCCAATAAGCTTGGCCCCAGGTAAACCGGCCCCATCCTGAGTTTACCGACATGGTCGGCCTCCTATGCTAATCTGATGATTGCGCTGCTTGCGTCTGCTGTTGGAAATTCTATTTTAAAAGTTCCATTACTAGCTGTCTTGTCACCACCAAAAGCTATAATAGCAACAGCATCAGTTGTGCTTGAACCACCGTTTGTTGTTGTATTATAAATCATTGCACCATTTGCAGTGAAAGAAGCAGATGTATAAGTTACATCTGAAAAGTCTGTGAAAGCTGTTGTTGAAGATAATGATACACCAGAGTTTGTAAGAGTTGCTCCCCCTGCAGTGTACGCAGATCCCGATGTATTTGTAATTTCTTCTGATGTTGAATAGTCTGTTGTAGAAGCCCCTAAAGAAGCATCACTATCAAATAAAGCCAGTTTGAAAGTGTGTCCACCTGAAGATTCAAAACTGTGTTTACCTTGTAAAAGCTCTTGTTTAAAGCTTGAACATATTGCTGATGATATCGCCATAATTAATCTCCTGTTATGGTGAAGTAGAGTCGATTTTAAATCTGACAGTTCCGTCAGTATAATCATCTCGTCTTCTTCTACCAGTTTGCTCAATTGCAAACTTCTGTACCTCTTGTTTATATTTATTTTCGTATAATGTCAACATATCTACTGGGCCTTTTAAAAAGCCATATGCTTCTGATAAACAGCAATATAGTAAGCCATTTGAAAAATTCATACTAATATAATTAGTATCGTCATTCTCTAAAAGATCTGGCATTTTATTGAAATGCACTCTAAATCTGTATGTTGTATTAGGAACTGGAGCAAAAGCTATACGTCCAGATGTCGTATCAGACTCTCCTGTACCTCCACCAAACATTGCATAATATTTAGGTTGACCTTGAGCTGCTGATGTACCTGTTACATCTTGATACTCTTGTAAGTATGTATAATCTTTTTTTTCCAACCATCTATTAGCTCCTGTAGTTTCAGATCCCGCTGTATCATAAACTTGTATACCTCTTATAAATAATGCTCCTGCTGGAGCGTTAATTGATTCTTGTCCAGCAACTAAATTACCTAGTTGTTGTTTTCTATCTGCATCAATAGGTACATCTCTAAAAATTCTATATTGTGCATTTAAAATAATATTTTCTAAAACAGCATCTGTTAAAACATTAGAGTCTGTTTCTGTATAACTTCTTATCTGTGTTTTTAATCCTGATGCACTTAATCCTGCCATTATTCTATCCTCGCTAGTTCTCTACATTTAGGGCAACGATGCTTGTATTTATTATGTTCATTACAAAAACCTCTAGGGTGTAACATAATTTCATGTGCATCTATTTGTTCTTTAGGTGTATACAAATTTTTTATCCAACTTATAAATTTTTTTATCATGCGCTTAATGTGACTGGTCCCACTGAACAGCCAACTCCTCCTCCTTTAACACCACCAATTGTAGCAGTATCTGTATCAACTGTAAAATGAAAAAAATTTGCTACAGAATAATCTGTAGTATTTCTAGCGTCATTTACATACAATCCTGTTGTAATTGTATAACCAGCTGCTTTTGCAATATTAGCTCCTGTAATACCATCAAAATCTGCTGGGTTTGCAAATTGAAACGTTCCTCCACTGACAGTATTAGCTAAAGGTGCACCTCTAAATCTATGTGTTGTTCCATTTGTTAAACCATGACCCGGCGCAGTTACATTAATAATTCTAGACCCTGCCGCATAAGTTTCAAAACCATTTTCTGGTATAGAATAAGGGACTACATTTTCTATTCTAGCAACTCTAACATTTCTTATTGAGATTGCATCAGCACTAGATGGTCTTGGCTCTAATTGTGGTTGTTTAGGTTCAAATTCAGAAACATGCACGATAGATCCATTCCATTCTCTAACCATTTCTCTGTATGGAAATTCTAAACCAGATCTATCTGATATTGCTTTTGCGTACTTTCCTGTTGCGTATTTTGGCATTATGCTCCTGGGTAGTAAACTTTCGGTGTTATGTAAGTGCTTGCTGCAGAGCCATCTTCAGCTAATGCTCTTGCTAGTTCATCCTCATAATATAATTTCATGGCTTGTAATCTTTCAGGTGCATATTTTTGTGAAAGGTAAAAAGCTAATCCTGATGTCATACAAGGTACA